GCAACGGAGACTCCAGCTAATGAACCTCAAGCAACTGCTTAAACGCGCCGGTGTCAGCAATGACATCATTGCGGAGGTAGAGCGTAAAGCTAAACGCACAACGGCAGAGCAGGAAATTGAGCATCAAGAAAAGGCCGCAGCAATGGCCAAGATGATGCTCAATGACGTTTTGCCTCATCTGCGCAAGGCTATGGATACCCCGGTGCCATCAAAGCCCAAAAGAACAATCATTATTCCGGATTAGGGCGCTTTCGGTAGGCATTTTGCATTAATATAGATAGGACTCGCTGTGAAGCGCTCCTCGCGGGTGACTTAAAACGCCACCCCGCATTTGTCCGGGGACGCTCGGACGCCACAAGTACGGGGAGGTGACTTGACCCCTGGCAGATCGGAAAGACGATCACTTACACATCATACACACAGGAGAATTATATGAATCCATTTGAATTACGTTTTTCCATTTTCAACACCGCTAAGGATCTTTTAGTTAAACAGCATGAGGCCAACCTGGCTGCATGGGACTTGCTTAACAAGACATCAAAAGAAGTATCCGAATTAGCGCCTAAGTTTCCTACCATGGAAGAAATCATTGACAAGGCCGTTGAAATTAACAAGTTTGTCAGCGATACCAGCCATAATGAAGTCGTTAAAGTAGCAAAACGATTGACTGGCACCACGGTAATATTCTAAGCGTTACCAGCCCCTTTAGTTAAATGGTATAACGCTAGATTTGTAATCTTGAATTGTTAGTTCGATTCTATCAAGGGGCACCAACTCAATAAGGAATATTATGGCAACCAAACCCGGCCTATATGCAAACATCCACGCTAAACAAGAGCGCATCAAAAATGGCTCAGGCGAACGCATGCGTAAACCTGGCACAGCCGGTGCCCCAACCAAACAAGCATTTGTTGAGTCTGCTAAAACTGCCAAGAAGGCAACCGGCGGCTCAGTAAAACACGACAAGCCAATCGCCCACAAAACCACTGGCTCAGGAAAGACATACAACCCTACCGAAAAGGGTGCAGGTATGACAGCCAAGGGTCGTGCAGAATACAACCGCAAGAATAATAGCAACCTAAAAGCACCAGCACCCCACCCAAAGACAGAATCAGACAAGGGCCGTAAGGCATCGTTCTGCGCTCGCATGGAAGGTGTTGTAAAGAAAGCAAAAGGGCCAGCCACAAGAGCTAAGGCATCATTAAAAAACTGGAACTGCTAATGGCAACCAAAAAATCACCAGCAAATAAAAAGACATTTACCAAAGAGATGGCCGAGATTATTTTAGATCTTGGTAAGCAAGGTGCGTCTCAAAAAGCTATGTATGCCGCTGTTGGTATCAGTAAAGCTACGGCCGCTAAATGGAAACAAGATGATCCAGTTTTTGCGGAAACCATGGACCTTGCCACAACATATGGCCAGGCTTACTGGGAAAATATGATGCTGGCAAATATTGATAACCGCGGATTTAATTCACGTGTCGCTGAGATCGCATTACGGGGCCAGTACCCCGAGGATTACAAAGACAATCGTGAAGTCAAAGCAACAGTAAAACAAGAAGTCACTATCGATTTCAACAAAGAAATTCAAGAGTTAATCAACTCACTAAAAGAGTAGTACCATCAACGGACGAATCGGGTAGCTCCCCTGCCAGTTCCCTAACTGGCTAGTCCACCAATTTACTTGAGGGAAGTATCAATGAAGACGTGCTTTAGGTGCAAGACACAAAAATCATTCTTAGAGTTTTATCCCGATAAAACACGCAAAGGTGGATTTTCAACATATTGCAAAGCCTGTCAGGCAAAGTATTACAAAGAAAATCGGATTGAAAAATTAAATAAGGCACGTACTAGAAATTATGGTATAACCTTAGAAGAATTTAATAAAAAGATAATTCAACAAAATAATGCCTGCGATATCTGCAAGCTGCCTTTTGTACCCCATAAAAATCCTTGTGTGGACCATAACCACACCACTGGCAAGGTGCGTTCCTTGTTATGCACACACTGTAACGCGGGAATAGGGCACTTTAAAGAATCCATACAAATTATGCAATCCGCCCAAGAATATTTAAAAAAATATTCGCAGTAAATTCTTCGGATTTTGCATTAATATAAATATGACAATTGAATAAGAGAATAAGATGACTGCACATGCACTCCTAAGCGCATCAGGATCCAAACGATGGCTATCCTGCACCCCCAGCGCTAGATTAGAGGCAACTCTCCCAGACCAAAAACGCCCCCCTGGTTCTTTCGATTTTAGTCAAGAAGGAACAATGGCCCACTCATTAGCAGAAGCTAAATTACGTCATTACTACGGACAAATAGGAATTGAAGAATATGAAAAAGAATACGAGATCATTAAAGCAACCCCCTACTACAATGACGATTTTGAAGCTAACGTGGACAATTATGTATTGTACGTTCGTTCTCAAATTGGTGAGGGGGACACGCCTCTTTTTGAACAGCGTGTCGACTTTAGTGACTGGGTTCCTGACGGCTTTGGTACGGCCGATGTGGTTATTCTTTCTAAACACACCATTCGAGTCATCGACCTTAAATTCGGCAAGGGCGTGGCCGTTTCCGCAATCGACAACACCCAGCTCAGACTCTACGCGCTCGGTGCATGGAGTAAATTCAAAGAAGAGTGGCCTGACATCAAAGAAGTCAGTTACACCATCCACCAGCCAAGACTCGACTCTATTAGCAGCGATGGGACGTCCATCACCAAGCTCGTCGACTGGGCAAACTATTTCGTCAAACCAAAAGCCAAGAAAGCGTGGAGCGGCGCAGGTGAGTTCCTCCCGGGATCCTGGTGCCAGTTCTGCAAAGCCAAAGCGCAATGCCGCGCCCGCAGCGACTACAACACAGAGCTCGCCCGTCAAGAGTTCAAAGACCCCCCGCTCCTCAGCGAAGACGAAATCAGCGAAGTCCTCCACAAAGCCCAAACCCTAAGGACCTGGGTCAATGATGTAGAAGAGTTTGCACTCAACCGAGCAGTAGAAGAAAATGTGGTGCCACCCGGATACAAACTCTCTACCTCAGTAACCCACCGTAAGATCGCAGATCAGGCCCTGGCGGCCACCGTTTTGGTAGAGAAGGGTATGGCCCCAGAAATTATTTGGGAGCCTCCAAAGCTCAAATCACTAGCCCAATTAGAAAAGCTAGGACCTAAAGGGCAAATTACAGCATGGCTGGGAGAATTAGTACAGCGCCCTGAAGGACAACCCAAATTGGTCCGCGATAAAGAGAGTGCTAAGGAGGATTTTTCATGAGCACCTGGTTAATTGCAGGAATGGGTATAGTTTATTTTATTGTGGCATTAGATCAATTTAGAAAGGGCGGTATTGGTACTGGTATCATGTTCCTAGGATACGCCATGGGTAACGTGGGCCTTGTAATGGTGGCAAAATAACAATAAGAAAGGCACCTATGCAGGTAGATTGTTTTGGTTCAAATTTTGAAGTGCCTGATTTACTGATTGATATGTTTACAAAAGACTTTGATGGGATAGCAGGCAAATGCTTGTTTGAACAAAAAGGTCAACTTCGTGACTCAATCAACGAGATTGTTGAATTGGTAGCAATAGAGCCAGAGATCCTGGAAGAACCTGAGTACATGACAGACTTTATCCGGGCCCTGGCAATGAAAAAAGCATTGGAGAAACATGGAATCCTTTACGACGCTTAGCAATACCAAGGAAAAAGAACAGAAAGAGCTACAAAAGCAATTAGCCGAGATGCGAGATAAAGTGGAGCAGACGCTTTCAGACTATTACCGCAAGAAATTATTTCACATGGTGAAAAATATATCTGAGTAATTTTGCATTAATATAGATAGTAAAGGGTAGACGAGCTGGCCCCTATTGAAGTCCAGTTCTAACGTTTAATAAGGTATATCATGACTCAAACCACTAAAGTAAAAATCGTTACCGGTAAGGTTCGCTTTTCTTACGCCAACGTGTTTCAACCCAAGGCATCCGTCGAGGGTGGTACACCTAAGTATTCCGTATCCCTAATTATCCCCAAGTCAGACAAAGAAACAATTGCTAAGATCAACAAGGCATTTGAAGAGACCAAGCAGGCCGCTGCGGCTTACTTTGGCGGTTCTGTCCCTAAGGGTTTAAAAGGTGGCTTACGCGACGGTGACGAAGAGAAAGATGATCCAGCATACGCTGGCTGCTATTTCATCAATGCCAACTCAGCACAAAAGCCAGGCGTTGTTGATATGGATTTGAACCCAATCATCGATCCTAGTGAGTTTTACAGTGGTTGCTATGGCCGTGCATCAATCACATTTTATCCATATAACGCGCAAGGCTCAAAAGGCATTGCATGCGGTTTGAACAACGTTCAAAAATTGGAAGATGGTGAGCCACTCGGTGGCGCGACATCAGCAGCAGCAGACTTTGCAATTTAAGTAGTACCCACGTAGTGGGCGAGGGCGGCTAGAAACTGGCCGCCCTTTTTGCCCTTTAATTAACCACAACCTTAGAGAAAAATTATAAATGGATCAGTATCAAGAATATATCGCCGCCAGCCGCTATGCCCGATTTGTAGATGATAAACAACGAAGAGAAACTTGGGCAGAGACAGTTAATCGATACGTAGAATATATTTTTAGTCGTACCCCAGCAATACAAAATAAGACAGAATTAAAGACTGAAATTTTTGATGCAATCCATAACCTAGAACTAATGCCGTCCATGCGCGCCATGATGACGGCTGGAAAGAGTGCAGACCGTGACAATACTTGCGTTTATAATTGTAGCTATCTTCCTGTGGACGATGTTAAATCGTTCGACGAGGCAATGTTTATCCTGTTATGTGGAACTGGTGTCGGTTTTTCGGTGGAGTCCAAACATATATCCCATCTGCCGGAAGTGCCGGAGAAACTTTACGAATCAGAACACGTTATCACAGTACACGACTCAAAAGAAGGGTGGGCAAAAGCATTACGTCTACTCATCGCTCACCTCTACTCCGGAGAAATCCCTAAGTGGAATGTTGAGTCCGTCCGCCCAGCCGGAGCACGACTCAAAACATTTGGAGGAAGAGCTTCCGGGCCGCAACCACTAGTAGACTTATTTCAGTTTACAGTTAATTTGTTTAAAGGCGCACAAGGTCGCAAGCTGCATAGTTTAGAGTGCCACGACTTGATGTGCAAAATTGGTGAGGTGGTTGTAGTCGGCGGCGTTCGTCGCTCAGCTATGATATCATTATCAGACTTAGATGATGAAAGGATCAGACATGCTAAAGCCGGACAGTGGTGGCAAACCGCTCCCCACCGCGCTCTTGCGAACAACAGTGCGGTGTATAATGAAACACCTACTGTCGGAAAGTTCATGGAGGAGTGGCTGTCACTTTACAACTCCCATTCCGGTGAAAGAGGCATTTTTAATCGGGAGGCTGCTAAAAAGAC